ATCTCCAATATGCTTTACCTTTAAAACGACATGTGCTGTATTTGAATGACAAATAAGTGATTTCAGGATCTGATGAAGATTGGCTCACTGACCCCACACGGCATGCAAAATTTTTGGCAAAACATGTGTATTCAAAATGTTGTTGCGGAGATACGCTCCGCAACCCTCCAAGTAGGATGGTTTATTAATAACCAGAAACATATTAATCCCAGTACACTTTTTGCACTGTCAATGTGTGGGCAGCCATGTTTAATAGATAGGTACGGCGTGTACCTAGTCCAGATCCCTTAGCCCTCCAACCCTTTCGAGAATTTGTTGAATAGTATTTCAAAGAAAAACTGTTTTAAGACACCAGTTGGATCACTGATGGTGAGTAAATGGGGATTTACTAGTACATCGCATAAGTAGATGATCCTACAAAGAGGGCTAAATATTTGGGTGGCTTTAAGAGTTTCAAGACCTAAAGTTTCAATCAAGGTAAATTTGAGAAATTGCTCCGTTCATCACATACAACTAATTTTATGAGCAAAACAGGTGAAAGATTTTCTACCCCTCATGGTACCCCTTACTTCCTGAGCCCTGATAGACCTAGGGCATTCTCCTCGCCTGAGGCATATCTATCTGCTATTTGCGGTTCCTACAATAAATACATGCTCGGTTCACTCGTACGCAGGTTCAAATAGTTTTTGGTGGGCTTTACCTAAGATTAAATGGAGGATTATTTTTCAACATGGAAGTGTACACCTGAAACTCTGCTTTAAGGCCTCGATCATTCGTCCTATGATTCACACCGCTCCCAATAGAATATGGATATAATTGATGATGGTTTCCATACGCACGCATTTCCAATTTGGTGGCAACACAATTTTCCCGTCCTATTTTAGGATTTTTCAGATTGTGCTTTATCCTTTGAGGATCTGTATGATGTGGTTTTTGAACTTGTTCGGAGACGTGATGTAACACTACGATTCAAACCACCAGGGTAAAGCCTCACTCAGTTGGAAGTATAAATGAATGGGACTGTTTAGAGTGGGATTGCAGTTTAGACTACTCTATGTAACACTCTGAACAACATTATGTTGTGGAAATACGTTAGGAAATGTGTTGGCATTAAATTTGACTTTG